TTTGCACATACAGCAAAAGCAGTGGCGTTGCTTGCCACTTTGGTAAATACCTTGCTGTGCTCTAAATATGCAACCTGGAAATAATTGTAAAATTCCCCCGAGCGTGCTCGGGTTAAAAACCAATTCCATCTAGGAAGCAAAGCACAACTCGGACGCCCTGAAAAGGACGCGAGACGCTGCGAATCTCAATAACTAACGTTTAATATAAAGTAAATGTAATATAAAATAAATGTAATACAACATGTAATATGTAACACAAAGACGCAAACATCTAGGTGTTGATCGGGTCAGGTCTGACCTCCCACATCGGTGGAACGCCCGCGAAGAAGAAAACGTTAAAATCTTCTCCAATAGCACGATAGATGTCGTAAGATTGCCTGAAAGGCGTTGTTCGTGCCGTATTTGGGCGAGTAATAGAATGGACCATCAAGCCCACACCCGACGATGTGGAAGAACCAAAATAGGTTCCAACAAATCTAACTGGTGCGTACCATGGGACTTCGACATCAAGCACATTCCCCTGCACCCCAAGGGTGCGCTGTGCTCCTTCCCATGATTCATCCATGTCTCTCCTGACAATTTGGACGTTGACATCTGTGTCATCATAGGTGCGAATCTGGCCATTGTCTCTCGCGGCATCTCCACGATAGCACTCTAGCATATCAGGTTCACTCCCTTTGGTAAATGAGGGTATGATTTTGTATCTCATTGCCCCACGGTATCCACAGAAACACCCTGTCACCCAGGAGTGCATGTTATTCGGTCCATAATTGAATCTCTCCGCACCATAGAAGTTTATGCCGCTTGGATCGTAGCCTCTGTAATATGGATGATTGTGATCACCAAATGTGAAAGTGTCCAGCTTATCTGCAACTGGCTCTTTCTTGTTGCTCACAGTTCTCATATATTGATACCTCTTGAGAATTTGTCGAAAATTAGACACATGCTCACCATGAGTAATCAAAGGCAACTTGTCCTTCAAAGTGCTAGTTTTAGCCATGGGCACTTCTGGTTCCGCCCCTTCGGGTGCCGCATTTTCAGCCGTATCAACTGCATCGGACTGTACAACACCAGCTTGAGGCGTCAATCCACCACTTGCACTCCCAGATCTCACACCTGCAGGTGCTGGAAAATAAGACCAATTCTTTATAGCTTCATCCATTGGAGCCCAAGCTTCCAACTCTGTAAAACTGGTGGAGACCAACAAAGATATGGGATTTGTCGAAGCTCCAGAACTGACCAACTTGTTCAGCACATAAATTGTCACAACTCCATTTTGAAATGAGTTATTTGGATTGTAAGTGGTGCCAACCGAATAAGTGTTGCTCTTTGGGATATTCCCAACTCGCAACCCGGGCAAGGAGGCACCCCATCCAACTTCAAACTCAAAGTCTTTGGTGTCAGCGATGTCGATGATACGACTATACTGGACATTCTGCTCTGGGGGGAGACTCTGCGATACAGGATCCCATACAACTAGCAATCTCCCCTTATGATACCCACTAGCAACTACTTGGCATCGTAACTTCATTTTCCCTCTCCAATATTCAAATGGGGCCGCTACCAAGGCGCTTGGCGCTAATGCGGTCCCATCCTGAGATGCTGGAAGGGCAATGGCACCACGCGTACCCAGCATTGGCGTTACCGGTATAGATATCAGAGGTGAATCTGGAGCGGCAGTCAACCCCCAGGTGGCGGAAGCAAGATACGATTCAACAGAATAGATATTCTTGAAGTCCATCTCATCTGCATCATTCAATCCAGTGGTCTTGGGATCAATCGAAACTCCCTGTTTGGAAGTGAGAGCCAAGGTCTGAGAAGTATCCGCTGAATCAATCGTAGCTAAATCGGATGTCTGCCAGATCTTCAATGGTGCAATATCAGTCAAATTGCGGGGCTTACAATATCCCATCGCCTTAGCGGCGGCAGCTACACCTGCAGCGGCAGATGCAGCGGGAACTGTATACGGTGCTATAGAAGGAACAACCTTACTAATGGCATTCATTGCCCTGCTAATTTGTGTTGCAGGTTTAGACACTGGACCTAAATCAGAGTATTCATCCTTAGCCACTGTCCCTGCTTGCGGTGATAGACCAGCCAAAGAGACAACGGTGGGTGATGTCAACTGCACATCCGTACACCACGCATAAATGGTGATAGAGACCGGATTGGAAAGTCCATTAATCTGTCTCAAAGGCACATAACTTTTCATGACAAGAGAGCCCATCTTCCTGAACTCATTGGCAATAGTCATGTTAAGGCAATCCTCGTCATAAAAGAAAGGGAATTGCATCTCGCCACCTTGCGAGGATGACGGATCTATCCACAAATGCGGCCTCTGCGACAATTGTGAAAGGTACAGATCACCACTCCGATTCGTTAGAAAAGGATTGTTGGGATTCTTTGGAAGATAAGAAGCGATTGTTCTGCCCCAATAGAATTGATTTCCATTCAGTAAGATTTTAATATGTAGCTTTCCTCTAAAGTTTTTAAAATTACTCAGTCGGTTAGCCACTCGCTTGTTCTCTGCCCAGAGTTCCCATGGATAAATTAGAATGTCAATAGAAGAGTTGACAGACCAATCCAATGAGTGAATTTTCACAGGCCTTTCAAAGAACTTTGAAAAATCAACATCATTGTCATCCGTCAATCCACGCGTTTCATCCATACCATTATCAACCTCACAAGCATAAGAAGGGTTTGCGTCATGGAACGTAGTGGTTCCTCTTTGTACATTGCCTGAAGCATGGGAATCTGTACAGATCATCCCAGCTTGAGGACTTAGCGAGCCATCCGGCTCTACCCGAATTTCGTCGGGTACATAACAAGGGTCCGAAATTGACTGCGAGCTCGAACCTTGGCTCCTTTGTACATTAATAGCAATAGTTTATACAAACAGTGCTGGTTATCAGCCAAACACTGCCGAGGCTATATACAGCATGCAGACCCGCCTTTGATCTGCATGGAAGGTAATGTTTGTTTACAACCCCAGTTCATAATCGAACACGGGGTTGCCAAGTAAATCTGCTCCCAGGAAACCTCTCTTTCCTCTAAGTAGCAGACGGCTCCAAAAAGTCAATGAGACGACCTTCCCGTCTAACATGACTCTCTCACGGAAGCCTGAATGTCGAGAACTCAGCATATTGCCGAGGGCCCGACGTTGCCATACATCACAAGCATTGTCAGTGAGGCGCAATACCATCTCTTCTCTTTCTCCCGTGGAATACCACATTTCCTTCAGCGTAACAGCGTCAGGAATGTATTGATATTGCATCACGGGATCATTAAAGACTCCCATTAGATGCGCCATCACTGCAGGAATTCCACTAGAGAATCCCAGCATCAGACGAATCCTCTGGGGATAGAAAACACCATACTGAGCGTTGGGCTCGTGATGTACAACCATTGGTTGTGGAGTGACAAGATATTCCATCATATACTCCGTCAACTCTGGCAATCCACAGTCAACCTTTCCATAGTACAGGCGACGAAAGATGTTCAGAGTGACTTGATCATTGGGGTGGAAAATAGGAATCCTGTCATCCAAGGTGGCCAAACTCATGTGTCGGCAGATGTAAGCCATGGTTCGGCAGCGACCTCTCCTGTAGACCCAATCAAGAGCCGCAGTGCGTATCGCATCGTGATGTAAAGGATCGTGAATGTGAATCATGCGATAGTCCGTCAAGACAAGCATGTTCACGTAGGGGTCTGCATGTTTGGCTAACATGATGCGAAACTGGATGTCCTCATACGTTGTTGGAGGGGCAAGACTCATCCAACCCATTCCATAACGCTCCTCGACGAGCCAGGGACTAGGGACGACGTCACACTCTTCCTCCATATGTGCAAACTCAGCTTGCAAAATCCATGTCCACAACCATGCCCATTCCGTGTGCTCGACGGCACCGTAATTGGTCATTTGGTAGTAAGCCACAGCAGATCTCAGGTCACCATGATCAAATCGATAATTCACCAAATCACGATGATCTTGCTCAACAAACCCAGCTTGACCTTCTAAGCCATAAATCTTTGCAGAGGCCGCAGGGTACGCACAAGTGGTGTTCTCATATCTCTCGATCAACTCGTCCATCGTCTTGGGTTGATAGAAATCAGCCACTCTGTATCCTTGTTCATCGACTGTTTCGTCAGCAATCTGTTGGAAAATTGGCTTGTGATACAGATACTCTTCTTTGGAGTGATAAAATAACTCCGCCAGAGCGCCTGCAAGGTTTCCACCACAAATTTGGGCTACTGACTCCAATTGGCCTTTCTTAGGCTTATGGGTCATGGCCAGAGACTTGTAGATGGAGACTTTGTCCAATGGTCCAACGATGCCGCTCAACTGCGGATGTTTGTGGAAGGTACGCTTCAGAAATGAAATTTCGCTGAAAGGCTTGAACGGAACTTGGGAGATTTGCTTAGAAGCATCAGTATACTTCATATCGATTCGTGCCAGCTGTTGGCCAGCAGTCATCATATTGAATAACTTCTCCTCCTCATGGACATTAAAGAAATTGTCATCACCATACGTCATCAGCGCAACTCTCTGATGAAACAGAGGAATTTCTCCAAGCTGTTTAACATTGTGCATTGCGTAATAGGCATAGCGCATGAGCAAACTATTCGCCAGTCCATTGATAATCACCGTCAAGCCATGTCCTGAAGGATTCGAACGAAACGCCTTGAAAATAAAGCCCTTGTTCTCATATACGGGCCACACGCATTCCGTGGCGAGTCCATCAAGCACTTGCAACAGCTCTTCGTCAAAACCACACGCTTCTAAGATGTGTCGTATAATTTTGAAAGAATCCTTCGTGAACATGCAATCCGTTCCCATGTCATACTCCGCATAGTCACCATCTCCACATCGGTCTTCGCCAAACTTAGTCATGATCTTTGCGATGTAGTCCCAATCTTTGCCGGTGGCATCAACTCCAACCGCACTCTCAAATTCTTCAGGAAATAAAGCCATCATATTCAGCAATGGGAGTGTCAACATTCGAGTAATGATCACAAGAGATACTGGAGCTCCTGCAAAAACACGAATCTTATTGTTGGCAACCTTCTTCCAAGTAATGGCTTCATCCTTTAGATTACATCGAAAGATCGCGTTGATCCGGCGACCCTGATACATCCATTCAATCTCCTGGGCAACCTGCCCCTTGACATCGGCGACTTCGGGATCAAATTCTATGGTGTAGACATACTCCACCTTGCCATCTTTCTCGACACGATCAACAAACTTATGTGTCTTCAATCCCAGTTCATCACTTAGGGCACTCTGCATCATAGCCCAATGCTTGGGTTTGTTCACAGGGAAACCCATAGAAGTCAAAACGTTCAAAGGGTCATATCCCTTCACTCCAGGAACCCCATTGATTGCATCTTCGTAGGACAACGGAACAACACACTCACGAAACTTCTCACTAGACAACACCGTTTGATCCAATTTTTCAATAAAATCCTCGGTAGCCACCTTCAAGTAGGCAGGATTGACCGGTGCTTTTTGTTTCGTAACACCCTCGAAGTGCCTTCTCCTCGAATGAGGGGCAGCCTTCGCCGGAGGTGCAGTGTGAGTATCTTCATAGTCCAATTTTTCACGCATGAGTGGAGCCATAGGAGATTCTACCACATCAGACTTGAATTTGGCCGTGGGGATATCATGTTGGCCATACACCTCACAGTTGTGATGTTCATGTTCCATGAAGTGGACGGGTGAACTTTCACGTACGTCAGGTGAGACATTGAATGATTTCCCCAAGATTGTGGTTTGCAAAGGCGTAGTCTCTGAAGCCTTCAAACCACCCTTTTGGCGCAACATTCTCTTATCCAAGAGAATTGCGCCACACTCCTTAGAACTCGTATTCCCTGCATTGTGGACAGCTAGCAAAATCGGATTTCGACCAGCAGTGAATACCATCGATCCGCACATACCATGATGATTGTCGCCGTAGTATTGCAACATATCAAAGGTTCCGCAGCCATTGACTTTCTGCCTCATCACGCCACTCACCTTGGAGGTCATCTTGTAACCTGAGGGTGGCGTGAAGTCTTCGTCACCATGCGTCTGAGACCTGTGGGCGTGATACACGAAAAGCGGTGTATCTTTAACGACTTCATAATCAGACAAATCATCAAGCATATATTTGGACATGTCTGTCACGTCGCCACCGCCGGGTAGATCTAGCACGCAGATATCCTCTCCAGCTATGCGTTCCACATTCGCATCGTTAATCAGAACTGTAAAACGCTTAACACCAACATGTGGAGCTGTGCGGAATTCAGCCTGATAGGTCACACCTTCCTCGAAGCAGTGACCAATTGTCAACCAGCGAGTTCCTCCGATAGGGAAAGCATTGCACCATTGCGCTGGTCCAACAGTGGTATCATGTCGCTCATCCCACTCTTGATACGTCACCACATGAAGAGCTCGATCAATTTTCGACTCTAATTGTGCCAATGTCGTGGAAATACTGGCTTGCGGTTGGGTAAAGGTGTTGGTATAAACTTTCTGATACTTGTTGTCTCGCTGAACGAAGTTCGTTGGTTTCTTCGCAACTGCATTAATACGCTCAAAAATCGCCATCTCACCTTGTAAAGGTGGGGGGGAAAACATCTTGTACATACCATACATTGCAGTTGCAACGCCAATAAACGCCGCCAGTCCAATAGACCACGCATCCGTGCGTTCAGGCCTTACGGATTTCACGAGATCGCACAACTTGTTCACAGTGCTGTCGCAAATATGCCTTATGCGACTCACAGGAGGAAACGTGCACACCCAGTCCTCATCTTCAGCGGGTTGAGCATCTGGCACGGGATCTTGCTCGACCGAATTGGCATCGTAGAACTCCTTCACGAATTCCTCTGGCTTCTTAGGATCGAAGACAAGACCTGCCTGGCGCTCCAATCCATCCTTGATAAAGGCATCCTCCTCGGACGCCTCTTCGACTGGATGATATTCCGCGCAGACTGGGCATGGCAAAGTGAAACGCGGGTGCAGTTCACAATGCTCTCTCAAATGCATCTCACCAGAAGCCTCAACAATCTTGTTCTGGAGATCGAAATACCTGACTGAGTCGCGGTGGAGCTCGTTGACATAATCAACTATCCCGCCAACAACCTTTGGCACGTACTTCACAGTGTCAGCCAAGTTGTTTTGCATCGACCTGATAAGATGCACCCGATTCATAGTAAATTTCCAAGCATCTGGCATTGGGTTGCCGACATGCTTCTCGTGGATACCACCGTGGTCCCCCACCGAATCGGGTTTTAGCTCCACATCAACTACGTACTGGAAGCGTCGCATGATGGAAGCAGGGTTGCAGGAAAAGAACGATGCATGGAGGTCGAAGGTATTGGTGGTCACCACGACCACCTTGCATCGAATATCATTTTTCCCTTTCTTGTCTGCTTCTGGGCTCAAGGCACAGCAGTGCATGTTGTTAATGAATTGAATCAGGATGAACAACGGATTATTCTTCGCCTTTTCAGGCAAGGTATTACCCATGTCATCAAAAATAACACACACGTGTTGAGACTTGAACTCAGATTGGTATTCATCACTCCCATTGAGAGTACACCAAAACTCTTTACCCTCTGGGAGGTTGTTAGCAGAACATACCGCATGACAAGTAAAAGTTGATATAGTTGATTTCCCTATGGAAGAGGGTCCGCGCAACAGAATAGAATACGGTTGAACACGCAGGCCCGACATTTTCCAATGAGCCATCAAATCATTTTGTAACTTGTCGAGTTTGATCAAACGACTAGTCATCTCACGCTGAATAGCAGTCTCCCCCTTGCATCGGGCCTTGACTGCCTCGTGAGCCATCATCGTGTTGACCAGGTAGACAATGATGTCAGCTTCGTCATCAATGTCATACACCTTCTTCAATTCCCCGTGACACGCCTTGACGCTCTTATCCACCATGTCCAGGCTGTTGCGGTACATCTCATCCACATCTTTCAAATCAGAATCCATCAGCAACAAAGACAAATCGCCAGTTGTAAATGCTGGTATGATTCCATCAACAATCCAATCGAGCATCGATAGGACGTGATCAATGAAAGAAGGATGACGCTTCCGCATAGCATGAACCTGGAGAATTTGAAACATCTCGTCAGTGAGCTTATTGGTAGATTTTTCAGGCACCAATCCAGTGATCATCAACAAAGTGATTAAACTGGCTAGTCTCTTACCAAACTGACCCTGAGTTAGAAATTGCCAGTTAGATGTGAACCATCCTCCCTGTCCTTCAAGACCGGAGGTCACATCAACTGTCTCACCTTCTCTATCCTCAGTCAGAATTGAGTTCACTAAACGCATCACTCTCTTCAGGATTGACTCGTTAGGGCGCCACTCGTGAACGTAACGCATAACGGGAACAATCATGTCCTTCAAAGATTCTCGCGACGCCAAATCAACAATTAACAGCATCAGGCCCTCCAAACGGCCTAAGATAGGATCGAATAAACTATCCTCATTGTTGACGCCCAAGTTTTTCTTAACTTGGGAAATAAAATCCGAAACAGACTCGACACAGGAATTCATGTTCTCTATAGAACTCCTTGTCCTCATAATTTCCTCCAACAAATTTCCAACTTGTGGTTGTAGGGATGATACAATCCTTCTTTCTTTACTCTGTTCCATTACTTTTGGAATAAAAGAATTTGCCGTATTCTCAGAGATGGCTAATGATGCAACGCAGGCTCGGGAAAATCTCATTTAAGTAGATTACGTCCCCAAAGCCCACAGTGAATCACAGCCTAGGGTGACCTAGGTTATGAAATCCTTGTGGGAGTTTCCCAAGTACTATAACTGGTAATTAATCCAGCAACCGCGACGTTCATAGAGCGCTGTCTCTCGGTCTTAGAGACGCTCTCACGTCAGAATATAGCATGCTTTCACCCATGGTAACAAATGGTAAACGAATCAAATGACTCGCCCTGTCACCATGATGATCTTCATGTCTGAATCGTTTCGACCCAGATGTATCCATACTATATTCCCCTTGGGGTATCTACTTGTATTATCGCTTGACTCAAAATTAATAAGAGTGGCGTACCTTCAAGAAGGCTAAAACACAAATATATGTAGAGGGGACAAAAAGAAAATAAGGTTTTAGACATTCGTTGTCTGGGGCTCAAATCAATCTAGTTGAAGTGGTCCCCGTACGGCAGGATTCACCTGCATATTCTGTTCAGACTACTATGCTCCTGGACTGACAGTAATGGAGCCCCCAGGATGCATCCCGGGATGTTTGTGCAATTGCAAAATACCAATATGGTTACGGGTTACCTTGAGATTGCCGTCTCAAAGCTACCGTCATTTTGACTACCGGTGCAAAATTGTTGCCGGTTTAGCTCGTACAATTGCTGAGCTTACAAATCAAGAGATTTGCGGGGTTGAACTACATACAATAATATTCAATTCCAAAATCTTCTACATCGAGATAGTTGTTCAGAGCGTGCCATCCAGCTTTTAAAGATAGAAAACACGTTACAACAACGAAATAGATATAAAAGCTCGATATCACAAAAATATAGTCCGGAGAGGCCGTTCTAGGCATCGGACAGATCACTCACTGTGGGAAAAACCCACAGTGAG